CGACAAAACATTGCCTATGATTGTACGCGATTCGTCGGGAAATATTATGAATAATATGAAAGAATTACGCAGTGAAGTTTGTGTAAATGTTGCTAAACAAATTGAAACACCTAAAGCAACCAATCCACCACCAACGAACCAAGAAGTATTCAATGTTTCCAACAATTTATACACGTACGATGATGCACAATCGGTTTGTAAATCGTATGGTGCGAGATTGGCAACATATGATGAAATTGAAGCATCTTATACTGACGGTGGAGAATGGTGTAATTACGGTTGGTCTGAAAACCAAATGGCGTTGTTCCCTACACAAAAAGACACATGGAATCGTTTACAAGGAACCAAAAAACACAAACATGATTGTGGTAGACCCGGAATCAACGGTGGATTTATTGATAATCCTAATATTCAATTTGGTGCAAATTGTTATGGAACAAAACCAACGGCTGGACCTGATATAGTTGCTACAGACCCTAGTATTAAATTTCCTGAAGAAGATGAAGAAGACCGTAAAATGCGCGATTTACAAGGAAAAAAATTCCAGATTAGTAATTTTAATCGTCAAAAATGGTCAGAATATCAACGCTAACTAAAGGAACCTACGGTTCCTTTAAAACCTCCCTTTCAATAAAAAAATGTGATTGAAGAAGTTCTTGGTAAATTGGTTGTATAGGATCTTATACAACTAATTTAAATTTTGATGAAACATTAGTTTCTAATCGTTTTTTTTGTTTTGTTTTGTTTTCGTTTTTGGTTATGAATAGAACTCACCTTGTTCAAAAGTTGATTAAACACATTATCATCAATTACTTTTGTAAAACTAGACTGTGACGACGAGCCACCAAACATTATGGGTTTTTTTTCATAGGAACTAGATAATAAACTATGGGACATGTTTTCACCTAAAATCAATCCTAAAGGAATTTTATAATTTTGCAACTGTTTGTAATGATTTTCCATTATTCTATATGCAAAAAATGTATATAGAATACGTAGCTAATAGCTATAAAAACTTGGAACGAAGAATTTATCCGCGTCTGTTCTTTCGTGAACGTCCACCGCGACTACGACGAGACTTTCGCATATTCATTTTACTTCCCTTTTTACGGGTATTTTGTTGTGCTAAAAGTAACATAGCAGGAACGGCTAAATCTACTACCATAGAACCACCGTGTTTGTTATTTCGTTTACGTCGTTTACCTCCAGTAAATCCTGCAGGATTTTTCATCAAAATTTCATTTCCAAACGCAGGATTTGCGACTTGATGCGCTGCATCACCATAGACATGTTGTGCAAAGGATGCCGCACCCATACCACCTTTAATTTTGTTCATGATGATATCTTTTATATATTCTAGACAGAAGATTTACAAATTAGAACCTGAAGTTCTAGTAGATTTTAACAAATTACGAATCCATATAATAAGAATAAAATTTGCTAAAGTTAAAAAAATTAAAAACACATTGTACATGCAAATAAACCAAATATATGGATAAATTTCATTATAAATAATACCAACTATGGGACTCATACAATCTTTTATATATCGTTGAATATCCTCTTTTTTAAAAAATTCTAAACACGAATCTTGTATAAATGATGATGAGGACATGAGTAATAAATAATGTGTCTTTAGCAAATATTCATATTTATTCAAATAACCTAAAAACGCATCTATCGGCAAGCAAAATTGGTTAGAAGAGTTTCGTAGGGATGCCGGTAACGAAGTGGAGACATCGTATATACGTTTTAATTATGGAAAGAATCATTGAACCAAATAGTTCATTTCCATTTGATCAATTGGTTTTATCCACACCAACATTTGTTAATTCTGGAAATTATTTTATTAAATATGCATTTAATGATTCTCCATTGTACATTCAACCACCAAAATGTGTTACTAAACAAGGTATTATCAAAGGTGGTAAAAAAATGTTTTGTGATTTATTATTTACAAATGAACACGAATCACTGATTCAGTGGATGGAAAATTTAGAAACATATTCACAAAATTATATCTTTCAACATCGTGCACAATGGTTTGAAAGTGAATTAGAAATGCATGATATTGAAAATTCGTTTACATCCTCTATAAGAGTTTTTAAATCTGGAAAATTTTACATTATCCGAACGATGATTCCAACTCGTTTAGGAAAATGTACCTTGAAAATATTCAACGAAGACGAAGAAGAAGTTCCTTATGAAAATATCAAAGATATGACTCAAGTTGTTACCATATGGGAAATTTTAGGTATAAAATGCTCTTCAAGAAGTTTTCAAATTGATATTGAAGTAAAACAAATGATGGTAATAAATCCAAGTACTTTGTTTGAAAAATGTGTCATTTCCACTAAACAAACCATAGAAAATTCTCCCAAACATTCTACATTACCTCCCCCAGTTCTTCAAGAAAAATCATTGGAACCCAACAGTCCAAACCTATCAGAAGGACAAACCTCTTCAACAAACAACTTCATAACTGACAACGACTCTGCTCTACAAGAAGACGTATTGGAAGTATTTGAAAATGATACCGAAATTCATAAAGTGAATGAATCGGAGGCAACGGAACCATCTTTAGATGAACCTTCTATGGATGAAACAATCATTTTGGAGGAAGATGACCAAGAAGAAAATAACGACGACGATGACCAAGAAGAAGAAGATGACGATGAATCTCCTTATGAAATATTGGATGCTGAAGAAGGTTTAGAAAATATTCCCACTTCTTCTGAATTGGAAATGGTAGATTGGAATCTTCAAGATATTCAAGAAGATATCGGTTTCCAATTGAAAAACAGAAATGATGTTTATCATGAAATTTATGAAGATGCCAAAAAAAAAGCAGAAGAAGCGAGAAATTTAGCCATTTCCGCACATTTAGAAGCAAAACGGATTAAAGAATTATATATGCTTCAATAGTCCATTAAGTTTTTTGTCCGCCGTTTATATACATAAACATAATGAGTATGAAACAGTTCCAAGCGGGACTCTCCAAATTCTTTACTAAAAAATGGATCCCAATTCTTGTTCTTCTAGTTATATGTTTTGTTTTGATAACGTATTCGTCTAGTAAAAATTCTATTTTAGATAGATTTGGAGATTACGGTTCAGGTACAGCACCCGTTGTAAACAATATGGCAACACCTAGTGCAACCATGAATAATGCTACACAATTACCCGTGCAAATGAATGTTCCTGCTATGAATCAAAATCAACCACCCATGTCCGTTCCTTCGTCGGCCTCATCTAATTATACAAATCAAGCCGTCGCAAATCCTTCTGACCTATTACCGTCTGATAAAAATAGCCAATGGGCATCTTTGAATCCTTCGGGTGGAAATGTGGCGATACCTGATCTTCTTCAGGCCGGTTATCATATTGGTTTAGATACGATTGGACAAACTTTGAAAAATCCCAATTATCAACTTCGTTCTGACCCCATCATTGAAAAACAAAATACTGGACCTTGGCAACAAAGTACCATAGAACCTGATTATGGCCGTATTCCTTTGGAAGTCGGTTATGGTCAACGATAATAACAGGAACCCAAGGTTCCTGTTCAACCTCCTAGGTAACGAGGGCACCGCACTACGTGCAGCGCCCTCATAAAGTTTTCTTAAAAATAAAAATATCAAATTGGTTGTATAAGATCCTATACAACTAATTAATCAGGAATCCTTCAAGGAAACCTTAGGAGGGCACCGCCACGTAGTGGTGGTGTCCTCGTTACCTAGGAGGTTTTATTGGAACCTTGGGTTCCAATAATATCATATATTTTATATAATATAATGAATGTCACATATACATACACATACGTATCCAAATGAGTTTCGCGTTGTGTATGAGAAATCACCAAGCAATTCTGTACCTATTTCTGCTATACAATTGTTTGTAGATTTTGGTTCTATTCATGAATCCGACGAAGAACATACACGTGGAATTGCACATTTCATGGAACATATGGTATTCAAAAGTACCAAGAAATATCCAGAATCCAAACAAATTTTTAGTCAATTTGATCGTATGGGAGCCAAAGTGAATGCATATACAGTAAAACGATATACGTGTTATACCATAGAAGTTCAGGACGAATTTATGACCAACGCGTTGGAAATTTTGTCAGAAATGTTGTTACAATCGCTTATGAACCCTGAACATATGAAACGGGAAGAACAAGTTGTTTTGGAAGAAAATATTAAAAATATCAAAGACCCCGACCAAATATTGGAAGACGGAAAAGATAGTTTGCTTTATCAAGGTACACCGTACGAATATCCCATAGATAATATTTCGTATCATAAACATGCGTATAAACCTAAAGAAATAAAAAAATGGTACAAATCTATTTATCAACCTCATCGTATGATAATTAGTATCGTTTCCAATCAATCCTTTTCTTCTCTATGTACATTGATACAAAACACCGATTTTGTTCAGAGGGCAGAATGCCATCAACAATTAACTTCAAAGGGTGCTTCGCATCCGGAGAAGTTTGTAAAAAAATCAACATCTATACCTCTATCTCTTATCACGAATAACTGTCCGGTACATAATAAATCTCCCCTACTGATTTATAAACCCGATTTAACTACATTTTTTGTTACACTGTCCTTTCCTACGTGTACATATACATCTTCTGACCGACATGCATTGAATTTTTTGAAAATCATTTTGGGAGGACACTTTAGTAGTAGAATGTTTATGATACTACGTGAACAACATGGTTTAACCTACAATAGTTATGTTTCAACACAGTACAATGAATATGGTGGAGATTTTTCCTTATGTATAGAATGTGACGATGCGCGTTTTTTTACGGATAACCATGGCGCAAACCGTAAACGAAAATCTAGGTCAATCGGTGGTTTGTCTTCACCAATTACCAAAAAATTAGGTGTTTTACCACTTCTTATAAAATTATTACGTGATATACAGAAAAAAGGGAACATTACATTGTCAGAAATGGAACAAAACAAATCGTATATTCGTGGAATATTATCTCTGAAAATGAATTCTAACGAAACATATACAGAACATAATGGACAACAATGTTTGTTGTATGGTATGGACAACATCATTTCTTATCGTGATATTTATTCCACCTATTATGAACCATTGACCATAGATGATATGGAACGTGTTATACAAAAATATATACGCCTGGACGAAATGTTTATTACTATGGTAGGAACAAAATTACCTTCTCCTACAACCATACTTAATATGATGGTTTGATATCTAAAATAATCAGATTTTATCATCTCATAATACGTATATAGAAACTATATCATGAAACAATATTGGTTAGATTGTATTGGTTATATTCTTTTAGTAACAGTTATCGGAGCTTGTATATACATTTATTTTAAAACGGACGATTTTGATTTGAAGTGTATTGTATCGGGTGTGGATGGTAACAAATATTGTGTGCGTGAGCGTAATCGGTTACAAGAAGCCGCCGATTTGTTAGCAGCGGTAACCGAAAAATGCAAACAATTAGTTGAATATTTACATGATAAACATACAGAAGATGAACGTGTAAAACTCTTGGTAAAAAATTTTAATCCTAAAAAAATTGTAGAAATTTTACCCACCAGTAGTTATACCGCTTATAGTGAAAATAAAGGAGAAAAAGTCGCCTTTTGTTTGAATGTAACCAAAGGTGGAAAAGAGAATTTAATTGATGAACATACACTAACCTTTGTGGCTATTCACGAATTAAGTCATATATGTTGTGTTTCTATTGGACATACTCCTGAATTTTGGGAAAATTTCCGTTTTTTATTAGTAAATGCCAAAGATGCTGGATTACATTCTCCCGTAGATTATTCCAAAGAACCTACCAAATATTGTTCTATGAAAATTACAGACAATCCTTATTATGAAAAATAAAAGGAACCTACGACTTTTCTTGTGCCTATTCGGCACAAGAAAAACCCTTTAAAACCTCCCTTTTCTTACAAGGATTCTTGGTAAATTAGTTGTATGGGATCTTATACAACCAATTTTATATTTGTTATTACGTAGAAAAAATAAAGGAACCGTTGGTTCCTTTATTATATTGTATAAATCTAGTATATATATTTAACTACTTGTTACACACTTTACGCATGTCTGAAGCTTCGCTAATTCAAATTGGCGAATCTAGTGTTCCATACAGTAATTTAGCTGTTGGAAATAACTCTCTCATGTCGTTTACCTCTCCTATAAAAGGATTGGTCTATGCCATAACCGCCGCCGGTGGTTATAGTGTTGGTAGAACGTTTGATAACATAAACCGTTTGCCAGAATATATATTAAATCAGTATGATACAACGAATGCTGTGGAAATTTTGTTTGATGTACGTACTTTTAATACAAAAATTGGTATTATCAAAGACGGTATAAATGTTGGAGTAACTGGTCCAACCTGCTCATTTTATGATTTATCCACCAATGTTTTTTACAAAGATTCTTTAATAATTACATCAGAAGACGTTTTAACAAATATTAACGGATATAAAGAATATATCATAAGTGTTGGCGCATTATCCACAATTTATTCTGATTTTTCTGTATATGTAGTTCAATATTTTGCTTATGGTCTTTCTGAAAAATTTCCTAATGAAAATTTGTTTAATCCAAATCAGGGTGTATTTGATGCCTCTGCTTTTTTAAATATTATTACTTCACAACCTTCTAATGGAATTTCTTCTGGAAATATTACTGGATTATCTGGTTCCATCAATGTATACAATATTGCTGAATTATTACGTTTTGCAGTAGATTCAAATTGTTTTGGTAATCGTGACCCCAGTAATGGAACAACCGCATCAGACCCAAATAATCCAGCAAATTACGGTGTAACAGATGGTTTTATTGCGGATGATTTGATTTATATTCCAAAAGATGGTGTTAAAGTCACATTATCCTTGTCTGTTCTGGATTCAGTTGTTGCAAATCAATACGCGGCTGCCATTGGTTTATCTCAGGATGCTGCAGTAAATGCATTGAGCACACCCACGAGTACTTTTAATGAATTGACTGGTAGTAATTCAAAAACATTGAATAGTACATTGGTAGATAATCAACAAACTCAAACTCAAACTCAAAATAATGTTACCTATTCTGTTACAGCAATTACAAAAACAGAATCGGTACCATTGTTATTTCGTTTAGCAAATTTGACGGGTTCAACTGTGCCATTTTCAGCAACGGTTACAAATATTGGTATAAATTCCATTTCATTTAAAATTAGAGGAACCTATACTGATTATACTGTTACACAAGTAAATACACTTTCACACGTAAGAACACCTATTATTAATATGAATGCCTTGCCTGTTACCAATCCAAATGTGGTAGTTGACCCGAATTATTTATTTACATCTACTACATTCACAGATGTCTCTTATGTATTTCCTTCATGTACATATGAATATATTTTTACACCTTATTTGAATGCAGACCAAATGACAATTGTAGATTTATCAAATATAATAACTCCGAATGCAACTGCATCTGTGTCCGTATCTTTGGGTTCAGTAACCGCAAATTCAATCATATTGTCTTTTTCCGGATTATACTCTTATCTAAAAATCGTGCGAAATAGTCAATTAACAATTCAATCCAATTGGACAGCCTCAACCAATTATGCGCCTGCTTATACTGATATGAATTTATTACCAAATACACCGTATAATTATACAGTTTCACCTTATAATATTGTAAATGCAATTGGTAATGTCGCACAAAGTAATACAGTATACACATTGGCTCAAATATCGTCATTGACTTTGATAAATAGTTCCTACAATCAATTGAATTTTCAAATCAATGGATTCTATACTTCCTTTTCAGTTTATAGAACTAACGATGTGAAAACACTGGTTTATGTTTCAGGTACTGGCACAGTAACCTATAATTCAAATAATTCACGTACTGAAACATTCTCTAATACTGGACTCATGCAAAATACGGCTTATTCATATATTGTTGTTGCGAAAAATTACACTGGAAATACTACAATTACAAATTCTCAAACTTTTTATACAAATCCAAAATTGAATACCAATAATTGTGCTATCGGATCGCAAACAACGTCTTCACAAATTCAATTGTTATTTGATGGTTCTTATAATTATGTAACAATTAACCGACAAATATCCAATCAAACCAATACAAAAATTTCATTATTAAGTAATAGTTCCAATAAAATTACAGGAAATTCGTTCATAGACATGAACAATGTCATTGCTGATTCATCTTATACATATACAATCACTCCTTGGAATACGACTACTTCGGGAAATTCAGAAACAATCGTCGGTTATGTATTACCAGAAATGAATTCCGAGGTTTCCAATTTAATTGCAACTACACAAAGTATATCGTTTCAATATCAAGGATATTATGATTATTTGTATATTTATCGTGGAACATCAACTATTCCATCATTCATTGATAATGTAGCAAATTCTACCAACAGTTTGCGTACTTATAGTGAAACTGGTTTGAATGTAAATACTGGATATATTTATAAATTCATTCCTTTCAATCATTTGGATCAATCGGGTAACAGTATACGTTATACTTTATTCACATTACCAACACTTACAAATGCTTATGTAAGTGTAGATTCTTCCTGTGCTATTCAAATTACAATGACAGGAAATTATCAATATGCAATCATCACCCGTAATGATAATATACTATATAAAACAACCACATCAAATCCATTCGTTTTTACGGATTATAATGTGATTCCCGATACGAGTTATACCTATGTGATTGTTCCTTATAATAATGGAGATGTTGCGAATGTAACTTATCAATATTCTCTTTTTGTCTATACACTTCCGTGGATAAATCCTACTACGGTTGCGTCTGCATTAATCACAAATACACCAACTACCACACAACTCAGTTCTACTTATATTACCAACAATATATCATATTCAGTGGCTCTACAATTCCGTGGATATTTTTTTAATGTAGATATTCAACGCGATGGTACAAGTATTCTTCCAACCAACAGTATTCTTCAAGGAACAACCTACTTGGATGTTGGACCATTTGTATCCAATCGTACATATCAATATACTCTCTTTCCTTACGATCCTTCGGGTGATATGGGTTCTTCCTGTATTACCTCTATTACAATTCCACCTATTTTATCTTCTGTGATGTTTGTAAATAACAATGCACATGTTCAATTTGCACTCACAGGAACATACGATTATTTCAATGTAATTCGTTTGGATATTACTGGAAATCAACAATCGTGGACACAACAAACCGGTTTTACTTTTATTGATATGTTTTCTTCATCCAACGATATTCAATATACGTATGTTTTTACACCCGGTAGCAACAGTACCATTGTCAAGGGTTCAATCATTACAATGGTTGTATATTCATTACCCAGTATAACCAGTTTGACCACACAAAACATAACCACCAACAGTATTACTTTGTCTTTGGTAGGAACATATTATTACTATTTGAATTTGTGGCGCAATGGTGTGTTGATTTCTTCAGACATTAGTAACACATCAACTTATGTTGATACCGGATTACAGAGTAACTATACGTATACCTATGTAACCATTCCTTACAATCAATATGATATTTCGGGTCAATATGTAACCACCACGACAACCACACAATCTACATTGACAACATTTACCGTCAATTCTGCATCAACTAATACCATATCTTTGCAATGGACCGGTACCTATGACCATGTCATTCTTTCAAGACCTTATTTTACGATTACCAGTTCTGATATGTCTTATACGGATAGTACCAATCTATTGGCAGGCAAATCGTATAATTACACCATTACCTCTTACAATTCCATAGGACAACCTGGTCAAATAATACAAAATGTAGTAGCTTATACCATTCCGCAAATCACTCAAACCATGAATAACAGTGTAGACCTAAGTAATACGATTGTATTAAACATTACTGGTGGATATACCTATGTATCTTTGCAACGAAACGACGGATGGATAGATACTGTGTCAGGTTCTATGTACATTGATACACATAGTTTACAACCGAACACAGATTATACGTATGTTTTGTTACCTTACAATGGAATTGGACAAACCGGAACATCCTATACATATTCTACATTCACTTACCCTTTTATTCAAGATATATCGTATGCTTCCACAGTATCATCTCTATCATTTTTAGTTGAAGGAGCCTATACGTATTTGGTTATGAACATATATGATGCAAATACGGATATTTTGGTCAATTCATTGAATACATCGGGATACAATACAAATGACATGTCTTTTGTTAATCTTCTCGGAAATTATTCTTATTTCTTAGATATTATTCCTTACAATTCACATGACATTTCTGGTGCGATGATTTCAAACATAAATACATCTACGCTATCATTGTTTGATACAAGTAATATTTCTTTGGTACAAATAACGTCCTCTCAGGTGATTTTATCGTTGAATGGAAATGCATCTTATTATGTATTTTCTGGAAGTACTACACGTGCAATTGTTTGGAATAATTTATGGAACATGGATTTTTTCGCCACATTGTATCCGGATTTGGTAGATATCTCTTCCGTGGTGGTTACTTGGAATGATTTTTCTATGGATGATATGTTGGACCCTTACGGAGCAATTGGACCAATAAATTTGGGAGAATATTCAAATACAAATACAAACAATGAAATTACACAATATAAAATACGCAAATTGGAATTTTCAAAAACATTTTCAGGTGAAGGACCATTTATTTTGACCAATTTACAACCCAACAATACGTATAATATAAATATCACTCCTTATAACAAAAACAATGTATGTGATCCCAACAGTATTGTAGATATATCATTCACAACTTTGCCGACTCTTTTGCCATTGCAATATACCAATTTGAGTAGTAATTCTGTACAGTTATTGTTTACTGGTATTTATGATTATGTGATTATTCAACGAAATGGTGAATATTTGGCAACCACCACAGACGTATCCTATACAGACAATACATTACAACCTGATACGTTTCCTTATGTATACTACGTGGTTCCTTATAACGCCAATGATACACCGGGAGATTTACAAACAGATACCCATTCAATCTATGTCGGTGCGATACCTTTACTACAATCATTTTCAGTCGTCAATTCCTCTATTACAGATAATTATGCATCTGTCTTGGTAGATGGTTCGTTTGATTATATTCATTTGTATAGTTTTCAATCCACAGGAAATCCGTCTAATCCTGTCCAATATTTGTTTCCTGTATTACAGGATGGAAGTGCGAATATATATCAACAGGGAATTTCTCCTATCACGGTTCCAATTACATTGTTGAATCCGAATACCTCCTACAATTTCATTGCAATTCCTTATTCAAGAAATTTTGGTCAGGGGGCTTTTGCGCAGCCTAGCCTCCAACAACTAAATTCTCAAGCGAATTTTGGTCAGGGAACATCACTCAGTGTTCAATTCACTACATTACCTACATTGGACAATGTTTCTCTTGATATTAAGACATCTGCTACGGAATTATCTCTTTATTGGAGCGGTTCTTACAGTTATGTTACCTTTTCAACGGCACCTGATGTCAGAATATATGATGCCAATCTGACATTGACCGGTCTTTCCGCAAATACTCCTTATTCTTATTGGATTACTCCTTACAATGTCAATGATATTTCAAATACATCCATATATCCAGCAAATAGTGTTTTGCCTATCTACACTTTGCCAGATATTACATCCTATTCTTTGTCATTGTTCAATACATTTCAATACTCAGTAACATCGTCTTCAAATTTCTGTAATCCAATAACCAATCAATCCACCTTGACATTTTCTTATACTGGAGATTATCAATATGTGAATATTACCAATATAACCACCGGCATGAGTATCTATCCAGATTCTAATGTGAATTTGTACCAAGAAACAACCTTGTTTCCCAATACAGTGTACCAATATTCAATCACACCTTATAACAATCAATTGCCTGATAGTAATATAGGAGCAATCACCACTTTTCAAATTGTAACAGTTCCTTTGATATTTATTTCCAACATTGATACTACCACCAACGGAAGTACATCCACATCTTTACGTATTATTATCAATAATAATTTATCGGTTCTGAACTATTACGATTATATCAATGTGTATCGCAACGGAGTGTTTATTATGAACAATACAAATACTACTTATTTCCGAGACAATAATTTGACACCCAATACATTGTACACATATTCCATTGTACCTTTTACTACCAAAATGAATACAACTCTTGGTACCGATATTTCTGGAACACCATATACATTGATTGCCTATACATATCCTCTATTAAATATGGCAGGATGTTATGTAAATCAAGTTACTGATAGTCGGATAGCATTACAATTATCGGGTGCGTATGCATATGTAATCATACAGAGAATGTCCAATATGGGTCAGTTGTTACATACTAGTTCTGAAATATCTGGAAATCAATACATGGATATTGGTTTGTTACCCAATATAACATATCAGTACGTAATTACACCATATAATCCTCCCTATGCACAATCTATGGCACAATCTGGAAATGCAGTGACTTGTACTGGAACCACATTGCCTGCATTATATACTGTCACTTCGGGAACAGGAGGAGACAACATTACCAGTACACAATTGTTGTTTGGACCGGCAGAGTATTTTTACGACGTATCTATTGTTTGTTTAAGTGACCCAACTCAAATCGGTGGAATCGTGAATGATACGAGTTTTTTAATAACTGGACTGGATTTGGTCAATCAGACTTATACTTATCAACTAACCCCTTTTAATTCTTTGGGTCAATCAGGTATTTCAATCATCATTCAAGTGGGTCAATCAATGATTACTAGTTTTATAATCAGTGACATCACAATCAATTCTATGGTATTAACCGTAACCGGTTCTTACAATCACGTATATGTGCAAAATACCGACGGAACTGCAATATTTGATAGTTCGTTTTCACCTGCATCTTATACGGTAACTGGACTGTCAGAATATACCGAATATACATTTGTTGCCATTCCTCATCAATTGACAGATTCATCGGTGGATATTGTAGGAACCTTTGCAAATATAACTTCTTATACATTGGTAGATGTTCCTGTAATTAATACTTATTACATAGATTTTCAAGACCAATATTCAGTACATTTGGTTTTTTCAGGTACTTATTCGTATGTTTCAATATATCGTGACAACGTTTTTATAGAAAATATTTTATACATATCTGATGGAAATACATACCAAGATACGGACGTGTCTGCAAATACTTCTTATCAATATGTCTTGGTACCTTATGGAAATTCATTGGCAGATGGAACATTGGTGGGAGGTCAATCACAGTATATGATCAATGCCAATACATATCCCACATTTGGAACTTATACCGCTCAAGCTACCAATATATTATCAGAGTCCAATCTTTCTGTACAATTGTATTATCCTGGGACATATTCGTCTGTAGATATCACCAGAAATGGATTGACCATAGATCAAGGAATAACTACTTCTGTCTATGTTGACTACAACATACTTCCCAATTCTTTGTATAAATATTCCATACTTCCTTACAACCAAGAAGGTGACAGTGGAACTACGGAAGATGTGTCCATTGTGTCCTTGCCAATATGTAATGTAATAATTACTTCATATACGATATCCTCTGTGGATTTTTTGTTCAACGGTGGAATCAATGATGGGTCATTTTCTTATATTACACTTACACGAAACAATCAATTGTTACAAAACAATGGAACGTCGGGAACATATACGGATACTTTCAATATTCAACCTGATACTACCTACAATTATTCCATTGTACCATTTAATTCTATGGGAGTTTCCGGAAAACCCACCAAAATAACGATTTCAACCCCCGCAATCATCGTTTCACCAATATCAATTACCAATGTGTCTTCTACTACTGCCTCTGTTTCTTTTTCAGGTAATTATGAATATGTTACCTTAGTTCGTGGTTCAACTGTATTGAAATCCAATTACATAGAAAATTCATATCAAGACAATTCATTGACACCCAATACTTTGTATACATATACGATTACACCATACAATTTACAGGGAATTGCTGGTACACCGGTAACATCCGAGAGTTTTACAACTATTTCAGAATTTACAGTGGCAGTGTTATCCAAGACAAATACATCCATTACATTTCAATTTACGGGACAATATCAATCCGTAGCTGTATATAACACCAATGGAACACCTTATATTTTATTATCTGGTAATGTGTCATTTCCCACGGCAAATACATGTATAGTTTCTTCTTTGAATTCCAATACATGTTATCGTCTAGGATTTATGGCAAAAAATACAGCCAA